TTTGTTTATTTTTAGTTAATAAGTGTATAATCCAAGAAAAGCCCGTGAGGTTTTATGAATACAGGATTACATGAATCTATAAGCTTGGCCAACTCTCCATGCAATGGAGTATGCTCAACATCCATGGCTCCTTTTGACGATATATGTCAAGGCTGTGGCAGAAATGTTGAGGAAATAAGAGATTGGGAAACATTTCCAGAGTTTCAAAAAAAAATAATTAACGTTACAAACTGGCTTAAAGGATATGACATTCGTCAAAAAAACGATAGAATAAATGTTATGTCCGCAGATTCAAAACAAAAAATTAAAGATATTCAAGGTAGATTAATTACCATTCAATCTCTTATAGAGATGGTTGGTAAAGATATGATTGATGAATTTGGAAAAGATCCAATTATAAAAGAATCATATAAAGCTTTGTTTGACTCTAGAGAATTAATTTTAGAATCAAAAGAACACTTCCCCCAAGAGCCCTAAAGTAGTATAGTTATCTAAACCGAGGTAACTCGTTGCACCAACTGACTCGGCAGACTTACTCCAAGATGGGGCAACATATTTAGTTAGGAGACAATAATGGCTAAATCAACTTTTTCAGGTCCAGTCAAATCATTGGCAGGATTTATTTCAGCAGGGGTTAATAACTCTGTTTCTTTAACCGCAGATACTACATTAACAGTAGATGCACACGCAGGAAAAATCTTGTTGTGTAACGATGCAGATGGTAAATTTACTTTGCCTTCAATCGTATCAACAACACCAAGTGATCCTACAGATCCTAATCAGACAAACAATATTGGTGCTACTTTCAATTTCTATATTGAAACAGCAGCTACTGATCTTGATATTAAAACTGATGGAACTGATAAATTCAAAGGTGCAATTCTTATCGCTATCGATGATAGTACAAAGAAAGCTTTTGTTCCAGGTGCATCTAATGATGTTATAACAATGAATGGTTCAACTAAAGGTGGAATCGTGGGAAGTATTGTTAGCTGTACAGCTATTGATACTGCTACATATCTTGTTCATAATTCATTATTAATTGGTTCAGGAACTATAGTTACACCATACGCTGACGCTTAATTTTAGGAGCTAATTATGGCAGATGCAGTAACTTCAACAACTCTGTTAGACAGTGATAGGCTTGCTATTATTCAGTTGACTAATACATCTGATGGCACAGGTGAGTCAGCAGTCGTAAAAGTAGATGTTAGTGCTTTACAGCCTAACAACTTTGGCAAAGCATGTACTGGTGTTCGTCTTGCAAAAATTTGTTACTCAACTTTTGGGATGAGTGCAAAACTTTTGTGGGTTGCAACCACTAATACTATTTGCTGGGACTTAAACGAAAACTATGCTGATTCAGAAGACTTTACAGAGTTTGGCGGACTGGTAAATACAGCAGCAGCTGGTGGAAAAACAGGAGACATAGCTCTTACTACAACTGGCCACACAAGTGGCGATTCGTATGTAATAGTGTTAACTGTGATTAAAGACTTCGCTGCTTAAATTTTTGTAGCAGTACGTTAAGTGCTGCTACATTTTTATTATGGTAGTAAAAAGAAAAGCAAAACCTATACGCAAAACCACCAAGGGCAAGGCCGCTAATTACAGGCCTACTAAGTCCGGGGCTGGCATGACTGCTAAAGGTATTAGAGCTTATCGAAAAGCTAATCCAGGATCTAAACTTAAAAAAGCAGTAACAGGAAGCGTTAAGAAAGGAAGCAAGGCGGCCAAAAGACGTAAGTCTTATTGCGCTAGATCTGCTGGTCAGCTTAAACGTAGTTCAGCTAAAACTAGAAACGATCCTAACTCAAGAATACGTCAAGCAAGACGAAGGTGGAAATGTTAAATGGCTAAAGCAAAAAGTGGTGGAAAGATATGCCCAAAAGGAAAGGCTTGGGCTAAAAGAACTTTTGATACATACCCAAGTGCATATGCAAATATGGCAGCATCTAAATATTGTAAAGATCCAAACTATGCTAAAGGATCTAAAAAGAAAGCAAAGAAAATGAAAAACGGTGGGCTTGTTAGCATCAAAGGACAGGGCATCGTAATGAAAGAAAAACTTAGATAATGGGTCAATTAGCAGAGTGGCGTAAACAAAATTGGGTTCGCATAGGATCTGATGGATCTATCAAGGGAGCTTGTGGTACAAGTAAGGATAAAAAAAATCCAGATCGTTGTTTGCCAATGTCAAAAGCTAAAAGTCTTTCAAAATCAGAAAGAGCGTCTACAGCAAAAAAGAAAAAATCAGCAGGAAAGAAAGGTAAGACTGTTGTAGCAAATACTCCAAAAGCAAAAGTCAGATTAAAAAATGGTGGCGAGGTAAGGAGAATCGCTAGAGGTTGTGGTAAAGTAATGAGCGATAGACGAAAGAAAACTAAATTTTCATAGGAGCAATTATGTTTAAAAAAACTAAAGGCTACGCATCTGGTGGCATGGTTAAATCAAAAGGCATGAAAAAAGGCGGGATGATGAAATCAAAAGGCTACAAGAAAGGTGGTAAGGTTAGCACTAAAGGCTATAAAAAAGGCGGAAAGGTAAACACTAAAGGTTATAAGAAAGGCGGCAAAGTAAGTAAATAGTGTCTTACTTATATAGTAATATACCCCACTTTAAGTGCTGGGTAAGGAGAGAGTACACGCATAACCATGAGCAATATCATGGTGAGTTCTTGCATGCAATGGCTATTGGTGTCACCACTATGCCAAATCGTTGTTTAAGTTTTCATATTATATTCACTGGTGTAGAGGCTGATGGGGAGCCAGAGGATACAGTCCATGGTGGAGCTATGTGGGCTCGTATGCCAATTACAGCTTTAGTTGGAGACACTCCTTTTGAAGAGTGGCCAGAACCTATGGCTGTACATGATGCTCAACCATGGGATTGTTCATCTCACCATAATTCTGTTTATGTTATGAATCGAGCAACCCCATGTCCGTGGCTTGCTAAGATTGATGGTAAAATGTTCCCGGCGAAGTATTACTTCACTGTTGATTACGCAGAAAGCGAGATAGCAGATGATCCTGCTCAACACAAAAGCAGTCATGTTTTAGAGTTATTAGATGCAGGTGAGTGGACTGGAAACATAGTAGCTTTACCAAATAATAGAGTTAGAGCAACACACCCAGCTTGGTTTCAAGTTGGAGAAGGAGCACCTGACTTTAAACCTTCTGCACATATACATTACAGCAAATCTGATTTAGACTATACCTTAGATGTAAATCGAGTTTTCGATAATTTATATAACGAGGATGAATAATGGCTGATTTATCGGTTGCTCAAAAAAGAAAATTAATAAAAGAACTTAAAGGCGCTTCTAAGCTTCATGCAAAACAAGCGGCTCAAATAGAAAGATCTTTAAAAAAAACTAAAAAGAAAAAATAATGTCAGTTTCAGGCAGTACAGACTTTGAACCAAATGTAGCTGAGTTCGTAGAGGAAGCATTTGAAAGATGCGGCCTGGAACTTAGAACTGGTTATGATCTAAAAACTGCAAGACGGTCTATTAATCTTATGCTTGCTGAATGGGCTAACCGTGGTCTTAATCAATGGACGATAGAACAGGCAACGCAAACTGTTACTGAAGGTCAAAATGATTACACCCTAAATGCTAATGTTATTGATATATTAGATTGTTCAATAAGAAGAAACACTGATGGAACTAATTTAGATCTTCAAATGTCTATGATTAGTAGAAGTGAATATTTGAACATTCCAACCAAATCAACCAAGTCTAGACCTTCTCAATTTTTTCTAGATAAACTTACTACCCCTATTTTAAAAATATGGCCAGCTCCAGAAAACTCTACTGACGTATTAGTTTTTAACAAGCTCGTAAGAATGGATGATGCTGATGCCGGGACTAACACCATGGATATGCCTTTTAGGTTTTATCCTTGTTTTGCAGCTGGGCTTGCATATTACATTGCAATCAAAAAAGCTCCTGACAGAGTTGGCATGTTAAAACAAATGTACGAAGAAGAGTTTGAAAGAGCTTTATCACAGGACGAAGATCGAGCTTCATTTAGAATAGCTCCTTACAAACCAGGCTGTTAACCATGGCATACGCTACAGGTAAGTATGCAATCGCACAATGCGATAGATGTTCTTTTGAGTATCCCCTCAATCAATTAAAAAAAGAATGGAATGGTCTCAAGACTTGTCCAGAGTGCTGGGAACCTAAACATCCCCAGCTAGAGCCACTTCCTCATGTAATGGATCCAGAAGCTTTATACGAGCCTAGACCTAATACAGATAAGGAAGTGGGAGAGGGTTTTGTTGTTGTTGTTTATACAAACATTTATGAACAACACTATATGAGCTCAGATATTATAGGATCAAATTTTTTGGTTCCTCAATCAACTGGTGATATTGGAACTATAACTGTTAGCACAGATGGATCAGTAACACCTAGTCCTAGCCCAACACCC